TCTGCTTGCGCCGTTTTAAGCTGTCGAGTTGTTTCAATACTAGCTGCTGTTGCACCTGCACCTCTCAACTCATTTCTGTATCCGTCTGGATCTGCAAGTAACCAAAGAGCTTCCGCAATAAGCTCATGATTAGGCTCTACAAATTGGTACTTCTCAATCAAGTGGCCAAACAAGTTTGTTTGTTTACCACTTACAGAAGGATAATTAGGTTGAACCAGTCCTGCATATAACATATTTTGTACTCTGTTATCAAGCTTCATTCCTGCAATCTCACCTTTCTCAAGAATGTTGTAAACATTTTCTTGATAAACTTGAGCTTGCTGTTGACGTTGCATATTAGCTTGTTCCTGTGCTGCAATACGTTGATTGACAATTTGCTGTTGCATACTGTCTAATTTTGGTTTGAATTGCTGTGCTTTCTTTTCAAGATCTCCACGATCTTCAAGACTGTGAATCTCATCTTCTATTTCCTCAGGCGTACCATAACGGGTAGCTTGAAGATAAGAACGAATAGCATGTACTTGCCCAGGCTTTGTACTTATATCAAGATTTTGCATTTCTTGACTTGCTGCTAATGATTGAAACATCCCTCGGATATCTTGACCACCGTTAGCAATGTACTGATAAGCTTGTTGCATCTCTACAGGCATATTGCTGAAAAATTGCGTAGGTAACTCTTCTTGCAATTGTTCTTGCATACGAGTAAAGTTAGCTTCAATTAATTCTTCAATATCTGTTTGAGAATAATCTTCAAGTTTCTTATCATCATCAAATGGGAAGATTAACTTCTTATCCATTAATGTTTTTAAAGCACCTACAGCTACCGTTGGACGACCACCTTTAGATTTCCCATCATCAGTTATTACGTCATCAGGATTAGGAATTGCTAAAGGATCAAAATCATCATCTTCATCCACTATTGGTTTTGTATCAACCGCAGGAGGATTTGCAGGATTATCTACCGGAGGATTATCTACCGGAGGATTAACTGGTTCGGGAGACTGTTTAAAGTCTCTGTCAAGGAACGATGTATCCACATTCATCTGTGAAAAAACATTCGGTTTTTTATCACCGTCTTCAGGAGTCATAACGCTTTCTGCTCCTGTATTCAATATGTCCGCAAGGTTGATGTCAACTTCTTGGACGTTTGTAGTGTCTTTTGTGTCACTCATATTTGTTGGTTTTTAATGTCTGACTCAATAATAATATACGTAAAAATACACAGACTAAATATTTAAAGTTTAAAAATTGCTAATGTGTTTTTTAAGATTTTTCCATTATATGGCTACAACTAATCATCCTACTTCTTAGGAGGGGTTTTTTTGTCATATTGATTCTTATTCTCACGTGCAATTGCTAAGTCTTTGTCTTTCAGTTCTCTTTGCAAATTCATTTTTTGTTGCTCTAAGTTCATTTTCTCAGCGCGTTCAACTCTACGGCTACTTTCCTTGTCTCTCTGAAGACTCATAGTATCCTGGAATTCTTCAGTCTTTCTCATATTTTCCATAGAATCTTGGAAGTCAGACTGTTTATTCTCATTGATATCTTGCATAGCACCAAATCCAGCAGCGCGTATTTCAGCAACCAAGATGTCCTTACGTCTATCTTTTTCAGCTTCACGAGTCTCATGATCAAGTTGCATTGCTTTTTCATTTGCAGCTTGCTCCAGTTCCATCTCTTTCATTTTTTGCTCATGCTGCATTTGCTCTTGACGTTGTGCGGCTTGTTTTTGTTCTATACCTTTCAGTGCTGCATTTAGTTCTCCCATTGAGCCTGCTTCAACAACCTTGGTCAGGTCGTAGATAGTTTCACCACCCTGAGCAGCTTTTTGTTCAGCCATTGCTCTAACCTTTTCAATAATTGCTCTGTAGTTTGCTCGAGTAGTACAATAAACATTAATATCTCGTAGGAGAAGATCTGTACCATTTATTTCAAAGTTGACTCTTTCATCATTTGATGTAGTTGTCTGCATTCTAATAGAAGGCTTTGTAGAGAAATAATGCTGAGCTAAATCAGTTCTCATTTGATGAACTCTAGGCATTAAATGATCAGAATGTTGTACAAAATACATTTCCGTTTGAGCATAAGATCCGGAAACCTCTTGCTCAACTTGAGTAGCTGTACTATACTGTCCCATTTGCTGACCCATACGTTGTGGACCTACTCCTACTACTTGAAACGCCTCTTGCTTAAAATAATTAGCAAGTTGGATCCTGCTCATCAATCTATTAGTCTGAGATAAATCTAATTGCTGGAAATGGCTGAATTGTGAAGCATTCTCCATATTAGCAATACTTCCGTCAAGAGGAAGTATACTGAAATCTTTCATTGCTGTATATGCCTTAGCATAATTCCCTTTACCCCAATCTTCACCTAATGAGTGACGTGGTAACGCATTTTGATCAAGCATGATAACAGTACCGATCTCATCAACAATGATATCAGCAATTTGATTATTCACCATGTTAAATCCAACCTGATGAGGTTTCATTAAATCTACCAATGAAGTTGAACGTGTATTACGATCAGAGAAAATTCTACCTTCAACTGGTAATTTACAACCATATAAATTCTTATCACCTTTAAATTGAAATTTCAAAGGCCCTATATTGTTTTGATTAATTCCAAGATAAATCGGATTAATTCCTGTTGAGTTCTGAACTCCCCAGAAACTTGGATGATTTGGTCCAATTTTGATACCACCCCAAACTTGATTAATCCAGATCCACTCGATGTGTTCACCTTGAATTAAATTACGCTGAGTTTTATTCTTGATGAGTTGAGTATTATAAACTGGCTTATCTGTTACTACATAATCTTCAGTAATAACTTTGGTAATAGTTTTACCAGTTAAGCTATCAACCTTAGTCAAGTGGCCAACCATCATTTGTGATTTCCAATATGCTTGTGTTACACGTAGCATATTCATTGCACCTTGAGCATAATAATCTTCAGACTCTCCTAGAACCCATTCAATAATGTCATTACCATTATGAACAAAATTGTCCATCATTGAAGTGTACTGGCGGTATGCTAAACTAGGTGAATTAACATTCCAATCATGAGATCTTGTTGAATCATAAAAACTACCGTCATTTTGATAACCACCTGTCGCATATCCTGCAGCTCTAATAGGATAATGATTCTGAATAGAATCCATTTGCTCTTTAGTCATCAACCAGCCAAACTTGTCAATGATATCTGAAGCAGTATTCATTTCAATTTTCCCTACCCAGTTTCCTTCAGATACATATCTACAGTCTGGTGACTTGTGGTAGAAAGTGAGCACTGGATTCCACAGTTCAATATCGTAATCATCTTCAAGCATTTTGAAATGCCAAAACTCACGATCTGTAATCAATGAATCTCTAAAACCTCTTTCCTCAAGCTCATCCATGTGGAATCGCTCATAGTCAATCTTATATTGTTTAGAAGCCCATTTTTCAGCAATTACTTCATAGTCTTTAGTAAAGAACTCTTCAATCTCAGGAAGTGTTTTAAGATTTTCAAGACTTGTTTGCTGTTGTAGTTTAGCTGCTATTTCCGGATCATTAGGATCAGCACCAGCTTCAATCATTTTATTTACAAGCTTTGCCTCAGCTTGTTTAACAAGAACATTTTCAATTTGAGAACGTTTACCTTCCAGGATCTCATTATAAGTGTATTCATCCATTGCACGAAAAGAAACTTTCTTGTCACGTTTTGCAAACTCTGATACCAGAACATTTATTACGTTTGGTATGATTGGATAAAACTTTAATTCTAAAGCTCCTGGCTCGTCATCAGCAAGAGTATAAACAAGATCACGCATTTCATTGTCATCTTCAACAATGTAATCAGTCTTATCTATAATACCTTTGGCAAGCTTATAGTTTTTCATAAGGCGGCGAGAGTTCGCTTTGATATGCTTTAAGCCTTGCCACTCAAGCCAATCTAAATTCCAAGCTGCCCATTCATCATCTTTCTCTTTGCGTGGGATAAACTGAAGCGGTTGTGAAACACTGTAAAGACGATTCACTTTCGTCTTAGCACCGTTTTTTAATTGTAAAGCGTTATATATCTTCATCTCATGTGTTTAAAACCACCACCTTTTCTGCGACTTGATCCGCTACGTTTTGAACGGCCCAAATTAGAAAATGGGTTACTCTTTAATTTATACAATTCTTGGGACTTTTCCAAGTCAATCTGTGTCTCATTATCTACACGTTTCTTATAGCCACTGTTAGCTTGTAGTATTTTTACAAAGGCTACAAGTGATGCCAAAGCAACAATACGGTCAACGTTGACACCATCTCTATAAGCCTGCATCTCTTTCATAGCCATGATATCAGGTATACGTCTTATACCATGATACTTCTTCTTGATAGTCCCGTCATCATCAATATCTTCATCAATTACTTCAGCACACCACTCAATCAGATAATTTAAAATGTTTCCTTTAAATAATGTACCAACGTTACGCCAACCAAATTCTTGAAAGCTATTTGTATTGGCTTGAGCTTCTTTAAGAAACACTACTTCATTTTTAGGTACAAGATACTTAGTTTTACGTTCCGCAATCATATACTGAATGAAAAGAGAAATGTTATTCTCTACCAACGCTCTGGCATTATACCACTCAATAATTAAACGTAGTTTGTCATGAGTTTTGTTTATATCGTCAAATCTACCACACCAAGCAGCAACAATTTTATCACCCTCAACGAAGTTTTCTACGCCTTGGTCGGTTACTCTTGTCACTTCAACGGGCATTTTGTATACATATATCGAACACAATGATTCAGACGTTACAGTCTTACCTTCAGCTACAGGATCAATAGAAGCAATATATGTTCCCCATTCTGCATTAGCGTCAGGTCTTTCATATACAACAAGTACTCCAGTCTTATCTTCTAATTTAGGATCTACTGGAAATGTAGATATCGGTAGCTTGTTAGTTTTACGTGCTTTTATTTTACCATCCTCACGCTCTTCAAGTTCAATGTACTCATACGGATATTCTCTTTCCTCTATACGTCTAAGTTGTCCAGACACTAAATGTTGAGGAAACTTTGATTCATCTCTAAATGCAAAAGCTTCTTCAATGTTACGCGGTCTTTGAGAAATCTTAAGCTGATACGCTTCAGGTAATAAAGTCTTCTTCCATTCTGCATATTTTCTATCCAATGCTTCAAGTGCAAGCTCTACTTGAGAATTACCAAACTCATCAATATATGGAGGCATTCCCCACTGCTCTGGAATAAATAAACCAGATTTACCCACAGAACCTTTTGTATCTATGAGTGTTGATTCAACCGGATAAATTTGATTACGTTCAGGATGTAGGATGAACTCCTTCAGCGGATCACAATCTTTTAATTCACCCACAGATCCTGCAGCAATAAACATCCCTGTAGAAATCTCA